TTAAATGATATACTAAATAATGGTACATTATGATATTGTGGATAAAACTTATACTACGTAATACAATTTATACAAGGAAAAATATATGACTTCATTTGCTAACCTCAAGCGTAACCGCAACTCATTCGAGAAGCTCTCAAAAGCGGTAGAAGCAACCTCAACAGGTTCAGACGCAAACTCCAAAGATGATAATCGTTTCTGGCAACCAGAAGTAGATAAGGCAGGTAACGGCATGGCTGTTATTCGCTTCTTACCTGCACCTGCTGTTGATGGTGATGATGCACTTCCATGGGTTCGCACATTCAGCCATGGATTTCAAGGTCCAGGCGGATGGTTTATTGATAACTGCTTGACAACTCTAAATGAGAAGTGTCCAGTTTGTGAACACAATAACACATTGTGGAATTCTGGTATTGAAGCTAACAAAGATGTTGCTCGCAAACAAAAGCGTAAACTATCTTATGTTGCTAACATTTTGGTTGTATCAGACCCTAGCAACCCTTCTAACGAAGGCCAAATCAAACTGTTTAAGTTTGGTAAGAAAATCTTTGATAAGATTACAGAAGCAATGAATCCAGAATTTGCTGATGAAACACCAGTTAACCCATTTGATATGTGGGAAGGTGCTAACTTCAAGTTGAAGATTCGTAATGTTGAAGGCTATCGCAATTATGACAAATCAGAATTTGCTGATGTGTCTGCTTTGTTTGATGGTAATGATGAGAAACTTGAAGAACTGTGGAAAAAAGAATTCTCTCTGAAGGATTTCACAGAACGTAAAAACTTCAAACCTTATGACCAATTGAAAGGTCGTTTGGACAAGGTTCTCGGTTTTAGTGGCGCACCTATCGCTAAGACTAAGGCTGAAGATACAGTTGCAACATTTAAAGATGATGTTTCTGTATTGGATAAACCTATTCAATCCGATGACGATGATTTGGATTATTTCAAGTCACTCGCTGAATCAGATTAAACAAATCCCATGCAAGTGTGCAACCCCGCCTAGTGCGGGGTTTTTTATGCGATTCTACCAAACAACATATTGAACGCATCGTCAAATGCTGATGGTATATTTGGTGTGCCTTGAGAACCTTGGCCACCACCAGTTTTATTATTGTTGGTGGTATTATTGTTTATGACAGTTGTTCCTCCAGCTTGACCTGCACTTGCTACTTGTACTGAAGCGGATGTTAAAGCATTACCTGTTGAAGGTCTTGGTGGAATTTGAGTAGCTGATGCCATCGTTTGTCCCGAAGAAGATAAATTTAACATAGCAACTTGTTTGCCTGTAGATTCTGTTGCGTTTGTCAGTTTACTAGCGTAATTTGGGTCCGTAGCATATCCTGCTTTTTGTAATGCACCAAAATATTCACTTGAAGATTGAGCTTGAAAAACTCCAGCTCTTTCATATCTCTTATTGTTTTTTAAGAAACTAACATAGTCATTAACAGCTTCTTCTGGACTACCATACGACCTAAAAGGTTGTGGCAAATTAACTTTTTCACCATTTAAAAATTCATGGGTCATTACATCCTTTTTATCTCCTGACCAACCCTTATCAGCTTTAATTCCAAAATAATTATATTTTCCTGATGTTTTTGAACCCCAAGCACTTTCAAAACCCCATTGAGTTAACAAAGCATTAGGATCAACTCCTCCAAGTTTTTCTGATGCTTTGACAGCGAGAGGATACATTGTTGTTAAAAAATCTTGTTTAGATTTAAACTCACCATTTGGTCCTGTAGTTGTATCTGATGGAACTGGAGTTGGACTAAGTTGTTCTGCTGTTGGTCCACCTTGGCCACCACGACCAGCACCTGCGCCGCCTGCTGGCGTTGGTGCAATTTTCATTCTTCTCATTTCAGCTGCATCCATACTTCCATCAGCTTGGCTTTTTAATGCATCAGCATGTTGTATATCTTGCTGTTCTTTAACAACACGAGATTCTTTAATTTCAATAACTCTTTTACCTGATGCTTCAGCCTCAGCAATTTTAGCTCGCAATTCATCTTTAGTTCTTATTTCGCCTCTAGTATAATCAGATACCTCTTCATCGGTTCTATCATCTTTTAGTAGAGATTTTAAACCCTCATCAATACGTATTGTTCTAGCTGCAAGTTTTGATGATTGACTACCCCTGTCTTGAGCTATACGCAAATCAGTTTTTTCTTTTGTATTAGCTTCTGAATTTTTCTTATCAATTAAGTCCATTAACCATTTTGCTGCCAACAGGCCGCCAACAAGGCCTAAAAATACTGGACTTGTCAGTAAAGGTAATAATGTACGAAATACGGTACTTAGACCTTTAATAATATCTAAGCCAAGGCCAAATACTTTTACTAAATTATCTGGAGAAAATATTGCTCCCAATGTTGCAGTAATTGCTGCAGCAATTGTTCCACCTATTGTTAATAGTGGTGCAAAAAGTGTTGATAAAAATCCTAAGATTCCAGTTTTCTTTTCTGGTTCTCTTGTTGTTGCTGGTGTTGGTGACACACCTTTCTGTTTACTGAATTGTGTCTCATAAGCAGCTTCATTCTCACTCGATTTCTTAAAGTACATGTCTGCTTTATTGGTCGATTCACCGCCTTGAAGTTTAACCAACTTGATGACATTTTGCCTCATCACATTCATATCTCTGGCCATATCTGGTAGAGACATTGAATTTTTTGCAGCTACTCTAGTGTTGTTACCTACAATACGCATATCACTTGATAGCATATCAATTTTAGATTCCATGTTTTGAGTTGAAATCTGTGGTGTTGGTGTAGATAGAGCTGCAGGTGATTTACCACCGGTTCTAGTAGCAGAATATGTTTTGAAAAGAGAAGGTGCAATTGCAGCTGCTAAACCTTTTTGGTTAAACATCTGCCTTGGATCAAGCTTCTCAAAAGTTCTTTTACCCAAGGCTGATACTAAGCCTCCGCCTTTTTTCTTCTCTGATTTATAAATTTCTGCTAATCTTGACATTTATTTTGCCTTTTGTTGTTTCAATCTCTCTTTTTCTTCTTCTAAAAACTTCACTAACATATCAATATAAACTTGCCGTTCCCAAGGTAACATATTATCCAATTCCGTCAAACTATATTTGTGGTGTTGCATTAACGCAAAATTAGTTTGATAGTAATTACCTAGGTTATCATAATTAAAATTTAGACGAAAAAATTTTGAATTCCTTCTACCTCGATTCTTTCCTCATATCCACACTTAGGACATTTGAAGTCCAAATCCTTTTTGATTTTAGGCATGGTTGAAAAGAAATTTTGAATCTTCTCTACATCTTCTTGTTGTAAGTTTTCAATAAACTCCACAAGCTCTTCTTTTGTTGTATCTTTTGCATAGTACATTTGGTTCTCATCGTAAATGTAATCAATACAATTCACAATAATATCAATTGTTTTTTCTATATTGTCTTCATTCATTTCATCTGCAAAGGCAGTTTCAAAACTAGGATACTTCATAACAATTCCTAGTTTTGGTGAAATAACAATTTTGGTAGAATGTTCTTTATCGATTGTTGGTTCAATCTCCAACAATTTCAAATCAAACTTAACTAAACCACCACATGTCTTTTCTTCACCATCGTCTTTTTTGACAATGTTATTGCAGTTGTATTTGAGGTTAACTACCTCACCTACAGACCTAGCTCGAAGTTGCATGAACAGGTGTTCAAGGTCAAATGTTGGTAATGTTTCAACATCTACATCTGATAAAATACAATTATTTAAAACTTGTTTGATAACACCAACTGTTTCTTTAACATCAGTTGATTCTGATGCCATCATAAAAAGTTTTTGTTCTTTAACTAAGAACGGTCTAAATTTAACCGTTTTTCCCGTTGAAATCAATTTAGTTTCATATACAGGCACATCAATTTTTGGTAAAGCCATATTATATCCTCACATTTAAAATATTAATCTACTAACTGGTGTAATCAATTTCTCACTAATAGAGTTGCCAGCTTTGTCGAAGAATCTGGATGCTTTGTCTCCAAATAGTTGAGCTGCCGCAGCAGCAATATCGTATTGTCCTTGGTAGACAACACGGTATTTTTGATAAGCAAATTGGACAGATAAGCGGTGAAAACCTTCTTCTGACCACGACAATGGTTGAGCTGCAATAGAAATTGGATAAGCATCAATCATTTCAATTGCATAAATTTGTTTGATAAAGTCATCATACTGAATGACTTTAATGTTGGTCATGTAACCACCAGTGTTACTGCCTTTTGGAAAACGCAAGTTGTTTGTATCAGTAGGCATGATTGAATCTAGCCAACGGTCAAATAACTTACGTTCATAGAATTCGTTTGTACACACAAAATTAAGTGTGGTTTGTTGATACTGTGTTTGATATGGAACTTTAAAAGTTGGTCCATAAATCTTAACATCGGTTGTTATCAATTCTCTACCTGGCAACTCAGCACTCTCACATTGTAAAGCTAGATATCTGGATATAGCTGCATTGCTAGTCCTAGATTGTCCAGTTATTTGTTCGTTACCTAAAATTTGATTAATAGCATCAGACACATCTGATACAATTGTTGTAGGCAAACTAAAGAATTTCTCAAGTGCTGATGTTTCAATAAAATCATTAACGTATTGTGGAATAGGAAGAATAACCTCGAAACGGTTGTTTTTTGCTAGACCATCTTTAGCTTTGATATTGGACAGAAATGATTGTGGTGTAAAAGCCATTAGAATTTTCCCTCTGAGTCGGCATAAACCTTACTTGTCGAAGCACCGACAAAACTTTCCATTGGTAATAATGCAGCTATATCCCATTCATCAGCCGTAATTTCCATAAATCTGGAACCAACATGTGAGAATAGATAACGTTTGATACATGGTTGTGCTTCAAATATTTTAGAAGCAGATGCCAATACCGCATAACTTAAACGCAATTTAGT